TATTAAAGTCTAGATACACTGGAGATGTTGGTATGGCTGCACATCTAAGATATGACAAAACTACAGGGAGATTACTTGAAGTTTTTTTAGATAATAATGATGATAATGATGAGTTTGAATTATGAAATCTTTAGTATTTGATATAGAAACAGATGGCATAGAAGCTACTAAACTTTGGTGTCTTTCTATTTTAGACACCTCTACTCAAGAACAAACATCTTATGGCCCTTCTGAATTAGAACAAGGGCTTTCTGCTTTAATGGAGGCAGGTACTTTAATTGGTCATAACATTATAGGATATGATATACCTGTAATAAAAAATCTTACCTCTATAGATTTATCAAATAAAATAATAGTAGATACATTAGTTTTATCCCGTCTTTTTAATCCAGTAAGAGAAGGAGGACATGGATTAGAAAGATGGGGGTATATATTAAAGAGTCATAAAATAGATTTTCATGAATACAGTAAGTTTACTCCCGATATGCTGAAGTATTGCGAACAAGATGTCTTATTGAATTACAAAGTCTATGAAAGATTAAAGCAAGAATCTCTAGGTTTCTCTCGACAAAGTGTTGAGATAGAACACGCAGTAGCTAAGATTATGAATGAACAAAGAAACTATGGTTTTCTTTTTAACATAGAAGAAGCCATGAAGTTAGTTGCTACTCTAAATGAAAGAATGAGTGAGATTCAAAGACAAATAAGAAAAGTATTTCTACCTGCTAAAGAAGTATTAAAAATATTCCCACGCCATAATAAACTTAAAAAGTTATTAAAAACGGGTAAGACTAATTATGGTACTAATGTAAGATTAACAGATAAAGAATTTAATTTAATTGAACAACAAACTTTTATTACGAGAGTAATAGAAACAGAATTTAATCCCGGTTCGAGAAAACAAATTGGTGAACGTCTACAAGATTTAGGATGGAAACCAAAAGAATTTACGCCTACCGGACAATCTAAAGTAGATGAAAAAATATTAGCATCTATTAAAAATATTAAAGAAGCTAAAATATTAGCTGAGTTTTTAATGCTCCAAAAAAGAATAGCTCAAGTAGATTCTTGGTTATCTGATGTAGAAGATGATAATAGAGTTAGAGGGTTTGTAAATCATAATGGAACTATTACTGGTAGGATGACCCATAGAAATCCTAACCTAGCACAAACTCCTAGTGTGTATAGTAAGTATGGTAAAGAATGTAGATCTTGTTGGATTGTTAAACCTAATTATAAATTAGTTGGTGTAGACGCTAGTGGATTAGAATTAAGAATGTTAGCTCACTACATGAATGATGAGGAGTATGTAAATGAAATCGTTAATGGAGACATACACTCCACTAATCAAAGACTTGCAGGGCTTGAATCAAGAAATCAGGCAAAGACTTTCATCTATGCATTACTCTACGGAGCAGGAGATTCAAGACTTGGGGAGATTCTCGGAGGAACTAAACGTACTGGTGCACACCTTAGAAAATCATTTATTAATAATCTCCCATCATTCAATGATCTTAAAACAAGAGTTAGCAGAGAAGCACGGAAAGGATTCATTAAAGCATTAGATGGACGCAAGTTAATAATTAGAAGTGAACATTCAGCTTTGAATACTTTACTACAGGGAGCAGGTTCTATTGTAATGAAGAAAGCTTTAATTCTTTTAAATGAAAAGTTACATAATATAGATGCTCATTTTGTAGCTAATGTTCATGATGAATGGCAAATAGAAGTAAAAGAAGATATGGCTGATACTGTAGGTAAGTTAGGAGTAGAATGTATTATACAAGCAGGTGAGCTTTTAAAGCTTAGATGTCCTTTAGATGGGGAGTATAAGGTTGGGAAAAACTGGAGTGAAACTCACTAAGATTACTGAGCCTTCAAGTAAACTATCTACTTGCTCTATAGGAGATATTACTGAGTATAAAGCTGTTATATGGTTAATAGAAAATAATTTTAAAGTATTTAAAAACAGTGAATGTACTGGCCCTATAGATTTAATTGCTATTTCAGATACAGGAGAAATTAAATTTATAGATGTTAAAACTAATTATAGGCCCAAGAAACGCTCAGAGATACAAAAAGAATTAGGTGTTGTTGCATTAAGACCTTCTGCAAAAGGAGGATTTCATTTTATAAAACATCACAAGAAATAAAGGAAGTAACTAAATGAAAGAAATTGTAGAAGATATTTATAAAAAAATTGATGAGATTAATTCTAATTCTTTACATATACCTGAGAAATATATAACAGAGTTTTCAGAATCTATGGGTCAAGCTTTATTAGAATGGTCAAAGCCCAGAGAAAACAAAGACTTTACACTTAGGTTTTCTAACATTGGTAAACCTGCTAGACAATTATGGTTTGAAAAAAGAAGTCCTGCAAAACAAAATCAACCCTCACCTACTTTACAAATTAAATTTTTATACGGACATTTACTAGAACAACTACTTTTATTTTTAGTAAAGCTTTCAGGTAATGGAATTTCTGCAGAACAGAAAGAGGTAGAGATAGGCGGTATTAAAGGTCACATGGATTGTAAAATAAATAACAAAGTAGTAGATATTAAATCTGCTTCTAAGTTTTCTTTTAACAAATTTAAAAGTGGTGGTTTAAGAGATGATGACCCCTTTGGCTACATAACACAGTTAGCTGCTTATGAACAAGCAGAAGAAGGAGAAGACAGTTATTTCTTAGTTATCGACAAAGAAACTGGTGAGTTATGTACGTATACTCCAGAAGAGTTAGATAAACCTAATGCTGCTGAAACTATTAAAGATTTAAAAGTTATGTTAGATAGGGAGCAACCACCTGATTATTGTTATCCTACTGTAGAAGAAGGAAAGAAAGGTAACAGAAAAATACATAAAAATTGTGTGTACTGTTCATTCAAAAAAGAATGTTACAAAGATTCAAATGGTGGAGAAGGACTTAGAGTTTTTAAATATGCTAGAGGTTTAGTATACTTGACAAATGTTAGATCAACTCCAAATGTTGAAGAAATTTATGAATGGTAAAAGAGCTAAAAAAATTAGGAATATTGCATTAAATTTATTACTAGAAGGGTTAAAAAATAAATTACCTACAGACTCTACAGAAATAAATATAAAAAATATAAAGTCTTACTTACCTAAAGATAGATATTTTATTAATGCTGAAGGTTCTAGATGCAATAATTTTTACACTCCTAAGTGGGCTGTAAATGAATTAAAAAAAGAATTTAAAAATAGACCAGTAACAACAAAGGTAGTTATTGAAATAATATGACGCAACCTAAAAGAAAAGTTAAATCTGGTGCAAGGAAACGTAGAGTTAAAAGACCAGTGGAAAAGAATTTAATTACTGGTTATGACTCTAATTGGGAATATGAACTTCATGTAGGCCCATTAAAAGATTGGAGTATTCATACTGATAAAGTATATTACGTTACTAATCATTCTTATACTCCTGATTTTATTAAAAAGTTAGATGATAAATTAATTTATTTAGAAGCCAAAGGACGTTTTTGGGATTATCAAGAGTACAATAAATATGTATGGATAAGAAAAGCTTTACCTGAAAATACAGAATTAGTATTTTTATTTGCTAATCCTTCAGCCCCTATGCCTCAAGCTAAAAGAAGAAAAGATGGTACTAAACGTAGCCATGCAGAGTGGGCAGAAGCTAATGGATTTAGATGGTTTGGTAAATATTCTTTACCTCCAGAGTGGATAGACCCTAAAAGTATTATTTTAGAAAATGAAGATTATCCAGAAGAATCAGAGTAAAAATAAAAAGGAAACCTTATGTCAATAAATGATGCAACACCTGAAGAGTGGAATGAAATAACTATTTTAGATAGAGCTAAACAAATGCAGCCTGATCTCTTTCCTGAAACTCAAGAAGTTAAACGTACTGATGCTGAGATACAAAAACCTTTACATTATAATCAAGGTAATGTGGAATGTATTGAAGGCATTGAAGCTATGTTAACTCCAGAAGAATACATAGGGTACCTACGTGGAAACTCTTTAAAGTATAGATGGAGGTTTCCTTACAAGCATGGTATGAAAGATATATATAAAGCTGAATTTTATGAAAGAAAATTGTTAATAAAATTAAGAGAAAAATATTCTCCTTCAGAAGAAAATGGAAGCTAACTTAGCAAGTTGTAAAATTGTTATTACTAGTAAAAATAAACTAGTAACAGAAATATCTATGCTGCCTATAGATAAAGTAGATACAGTTTTTAAAGATGTGTATTCTCAACAGCGTGTTAAAACAATAGTGCGAGAAAGCACAATAGCTTTTAATGCATTACATAAAAAACTAGAAAATGAGTTAAATGCTTTATTATGATAGATGATGAAATATTAAGTTTTGAACATCCAGTAGTTTCTTCACTTAGAGTGAATGCTGAAGTAATAAAACATTTAACTAATATGGATTGCTATGAAGATTTATTCCCTTTGATGGTAGAAAGAATAAACGCACACTCTGAATTTATTCTTGAAACATCTAAGCAAATATCTGCTACTACTAAACTTCATCTTAAAAGAGTTAAGTAAGTTACAAATAAGCCGTCCAAAGATTAACTTTCCAATTTAAATGGTTAGGTCTACGATTAATCTTATTTGTTCTATTAGATTTTTTAATTTCTAAAGAATTAGATTTTAAAAGTCTTTGTTGTTCTGAAGGTATATAAAATTTATTTTCTGTTTCGGGTAGGGGGTTATTAGTTCTTTCCACTTACTTTTACTTATCTCCTATAATTAAATTACCATTTAGTTCTATGCGACCAATAACGAGCACTCATCTTAGATGGCTTTGCATCTTGAGCATTATGTCTAGCATAGTATGATTTTTTTCTAGCTTTGTCTTTAGCAGTCTGAGGGTTTTTACCTGCCCCTCTAACGCCTTGCTGACCGAAGCGTATTAATTTTAGCTTATGACCATCTTGAGCTAAAACAACATGAGATTTAGTTTTATGATCAGGAGTTCTTTTAGGTTTATTAACTCCTTTA